ATGCAGTAAGTTTCTCATATCGTGACCAGGCTGACGTAACTGTAACAATTAATGGTGTAGCTACAACTGCTTTTACATGGAACTCAGCAGGTACACAAATTACATTCTCTTCACCACCGGCTAATTTAAGTGCAATTGAAATTAGACGTAGAACAAGTCAAACTTCAAGATTAGTTGATTATGCGGCAGGTTCGGTCTTAACTGAAAACGATTTAGATACAGACTCAAACCAAGCTTTCTTTATGGGACAAGAAGCTATTGATGACGCAGGCGATGTAATTAAACTAGATGCAGCAAACTTTCAATGGGATGTACAAAGTAAAAGACTTACAAATGTTGCAGACCCAGTAAATAATAATGACGGTGTTAACAAACAATTTATTTCAACAAATTTACCAAACATAAATACAGTAGCAGGTATCTCAAGTGATGTTACTACAGTGGCAGGCATTTCATCTAATGTTACTTCTGTAGCAGGAAATGCAACTAACATTAATACCGTAGCCACAAATATATCTAATGTAAATACGGTAGCGGCAGATATTGCTAAAGTAATTGTTGTAGCAAATGATTTAAACGAAACAGTTTCAGAAATAGAAACTGCTGCGTTAGACTTACAAGAAACAACTTCAGAAATTGACACAGTATCAAACAGTATTACAAACGTTGACGCTGTTGGAACAAACATTGCTAACGTAAATACTTTAGCACCTATATCGGCAAACATAACAACAGTTGCCGGAATATCTGCAAACGTTACTTCAGTAGCAGGTGTAAGTTCTGGTGTTACTACACTAGCACCTATATCAGCTAACATAACTACAGTAGCAGGAATTTCATCTAACGTTACGACAGTTGCAGGAATATCTTCAGATGTTACTTCAGTTGCTAACAACAATGCTAATGTAACGACAGTAGCAGGCGCAATCACTAACGTAAACAATGTTGGTGGTTCTATAACTAACGTTAATAGCGTAGCTGCAAACTTATCTGGAGTAAACTCTTTTGCAGAAAGATATAGAATTGCAAGTTCAGCACCGAGTACATCAAATGATGTTGGAGACCTCTATTTCGATACAACGGCAAATGAACTTAAAGTCTACAAAAGTTCTGGATGGGCTGCGGCAGGTTCGACAGTCAACGGAACAGCACAAAGGTATCAATACACAGCAACTAACGGTCAGACAACATTTACTGGTGCTGACTCAAATGGTGCTACAATGGCTTATGACGCAGGGTTCATTGATGTTTATTTGAACGGTGTGAAGTTAGCAAATGCAGACTACACAGCAACTTCAGGCACAAGCGTTATACTTGCTAGTGGTGCAAGTGTTAATGATATTCTTATGGTAGTGGCTTACGGAACATTCCAATTAGCTAACATCTCAATAAATGATTTAACAGATACACCTGCGGCTCTAGGGTCGGCAGGACAGGCTTTAGTTGTAAATTCTGGTGGTACGGCATTAGAATATGCAAACTCAAGTTCAGCAGAAATTTATGGATTTGTATTAACAGATACAAATAGTGACGGTACTATAGATAGTTTACAGGTCACAACAACAAACGGTGGAAGTGATAATATCAGTGCGTCTACATACGCAACATTTGATGACGTCATTTACGCTTCAACAGGCTTTACATGGTCACTAAATAGTAGTGGGCATTTAATAGCAACAATATAATAAATAGGAGAAAACAACATGGCAACGATTGACTTAGGCAAAGTCGCATTTGTATGGAAAGGCACTTATAACAGTGGGACTACATACGAAGAGAAAGATGTCGTCCAGTACACTGATAGTGGTGAGTTATCATCATACATTTATGTAAATGCTTCATCAGCTTCAGGTCAGACGCCATCAACAGGTGGAACAGTAAATACAACTTACTGGTCTAAAATGGCAGGTGGAACATCTTTATCTGTCGGTAACAACAAAATAATAACAACAGACGGTAGTGGTCTTGTAAGTTCATTGGCAATAGGTTCAGCAGGAGAAGCACTAAAAGTAAATTCTGGTGCAAACGGTTTTGAATTTGGTAGTGTAGGTGGACTTGTTCAAACAGTTTTGGGAGTAAACACAACTGGAGTACAACAAGGTGGAACAACTTATAATATTACTATCGCAGAGGGACAAATTACACCAACGTCTGCTTCAAACATTATCATAGGAATAGCAACCTCACACGGTTCAGTGACTAATAGTAATGGTAGTGGAGTATCAAGAGATAGTTTCTTTAGAATTAACAGAGAAATATCTGGGGGTGCAAACACACAAATACAAGAAACATCTCAAAGATGTGAAAGAAATGTTGGTGGAGATGATATACCTTGTATGGCAACTATGGTTTTCAGAGATAGCCCTAACACGACATCTGCCATTGATTATAAAATGCACACTAAAGGTGAAGGTGGTGGTTGGGACACTTTCTGGAATCAAAACAGTAGTGCGGCAACAATGCTATTAATGGAAGTTAAAGTATAGGAGAATCAATATGAATGATTTTAAAAAAAGAGTTTTAGCAATAAAAGAATTATACCCAGAAGTTACAGCTAATTCTGGTAATACAGCATTAGATAATGAGGGTAATGTAGTAACTGTTGATGAAACAGCAATTACAAATAAAATTGCAGAAATGGACACAGTTAGAGAAGCTGAAACACAAGCTAAAGAAGATTTAAAAGCTAGTGCAAAAGCTAAACTTATAGCAGGTGAAGCATTAACTCAAGAAGAAGCAGATACAATAGTATTATAAGGAGAAACTTACATGACTAAAAACAGAGACCTCGCTGACATAGTTGGCGATATTGCTAACAATGCAGAGAAAGCCATTGTCGTTAATGCGGCAGGTACGGAACTAACTTTTGGTGACGCAGGGTCTTCTGATTTATACGGATTTGTAAAAACTAATGGAACAGGAAATCAAAAAGAAGATTTAGTGGTTCATTATACAAATGGTGCAGACGACTTGTCTGTAGCAAACAATGACGGAACAGATAAATTTCAAGAAAGTTTTGTCGGTAAAAGAGGATTATCATTTTCAGTTGACGCAAATGGCAACTTGAATGTGACAGTCTAACAACAATAAATAGGAGAAATAAATAATGGCAACATTAAATTTAGGTAGAATAAAGCCAGTATTCAGAGGTGCATATAATAACAGCACTGCTTATGTAGTTGACGATATTGTCACTTCAAGTGGTTCAAGTTATATTTGTATTCAAGCGTCTACTGGTAACGCTGTTTCCAATGCTACCTATTGGACGCAAATGGCGGCAGGTGGTACTGACGTTGGTACAACTTTAACAACACAAGGCGATATACTTTACAGAGATGGAAGTGGATTACAAAAACTAGCAAAACCTGCTTCTGATAAATTCTTACAGAATACATCAGGTGGGGTTTTATCTTGGGAAACTGTGTCATCACCAGTTTTAGGAGTTTCATCATTTACTAGCACAACAAGAAACTCAAATCTTAATAATAATAGTTATACTACACATATGAGTGGTAATTTTACTAAATCATCAGCAAGTAGCAAACTAACCATTATAACGACTTATTCACAATATAATGAAGCAAATGGTGCAGGTACAACACAATTTGCGTTTGGAAATACTAATGTATATTCTGGTACATCTTACGGTAATACAGCAGGTCATCAAAAAATGGTGACTAATCACTTTTACATACCAAACAATACGCAAACAGGTTCATTAGGTTGGCAGTTGAATATTAAATCTGGTGGTGGAACTATATTTTTACCTAATAGTAGTGATGACAGTAGAATTGATAGTTCTAGAGAAGCAGTAGTAACAATAACAGAACATTTATAGGAGAATAAATATGGCAAAATTTGATGAAGCATTGTTTAAATTAGAAAAAAAGTTTAATTATAGTGGTAATCCACCAAGTAATGAAACCGAATATAATAGTATGAAAGATACTATGTTTTTCGAAGGCGAAGAAATACCTACTTGGTCTGAAGTTAAAAATACTATGGATAACTTACCAAATCTAGAAGATTTAAAAGCTAGTGCAAAAGCTAAACTTATGTCAGGCGAAGCATTAACTGAAGATGAAGCTAATACAGTAGTATTATAATGGCTAACAAGATTACTCCAAAAGAATTTGTCGACCAGGCTACTGGAGTACGTTTATCAGCACATGAAAAACTATGCGCTGAAAGAATGCAAATACTTCACGTAGCTATCGATGAATTAAAAACAGAAGTTAAATCTTTAAGACAAGACGTTTCAAAAGGAAAAGGTGCAATAAGTGTACTTGTTTTTCTTGGTGGAATAATCGGTGTCATATTAGGTTATTTTAATTGGGAGTAAACAATGTTAAATTTTATATTACCTTTAGTAAAAAATCCGTTTGTCAAAATTATTGCAGAAAAGACAGTAGGTGCAATTACACATAAATTAGAAAAAGACAAAATTATAAAAGCAAAAGAAATAGAAGCCGCAGCTAAATTAGATATAGCAAAAGTCGGTGTACAAATGGAACAAGTACGTCAACAAGAACATTCGTGGAAGGACGAATATTTAGTCGTTTTTTACACGCTAATTTTTGGTATGCACTTCTTGCCCTGGACCCAACCATGGTGTGACAAAGCTTGGGACGCTTTGCAAAAAGCTGACCCTATGTTTTGGTACATTATTTTAACAATGGTAGGGGCTTCATTTGGTGTAACTACTTTAAATAAGATTAAGAAGAAATGATAGATAGAATTTTATACGCATTTTTTAGTTGGTTAGACAACGTGGCTGATAAAATTGAAGCAGTGGTCACATTTGATGTAGGGGA